CGGGATGGCAATCAAACGATGGTTGTGAAAGTTCTCCTATATTCCAAAAACTAATGAATGAAATTGTTCATACATTTAATGATGAGGTTTTACCTTTTAATGGACTAGACCCAAGTAAATCAATAGTTTCTATATCTAACTCTTGGGCAAATATAAACGATAAAGGTGCATGGAATGCTCCTCATGGTCATGCAGGGTGTTGGTATAGTGGAGTTTTCTATATTCAAGCAGATGGTGATGAGGGAGATTTGCATATGATAGATACATCTGAAAAGGTACTTAATGATTTTCCACCATGTCAAAGGACTAACACTTCATGGAGATTTCCTCCTACTAGTGGACAATTAGTTTTATTTCCAAGTGGTGCAATGCATATGGTTGAACCAAATCAAACAGAAAAGGAAAGGTATTCTATATCATTCAATATATCAATAAATCATACTTCTAATACCGCACAACATGGAGATGTACATAACTATAATCCAAATGAATTTGTTTTTGATTTAGACCAAAACGGCAATCCCATAATGAGTTAATTATCCTAAATAAGGATATGGAAATAGTAATCGACACTCATCTCTTATGGAACCTTATGATAACATTCGTGTTAGCACCACTAGGTTTTCTCATAAGAAATCTTTTATCTGAACAAAAGAGAATAGACATACTTATTAACAAAACAAGAGAAGAGATGGCCAAAGAATATGTCACTAGAGAACAAATAGAAATAGACTTTGAAAGAATTATGGCTACTATGACAAGGATAGACGAAAAGATAGACCGTCTACAATCTAAGACTTACTTCCAAGAATAGACTTAAAATTCGTATAAATAGTATTATAGATTTAATACTGGAATACAATTATGTCAAAACCAAACTCGAAAGCAACATTCAAAGAGTACATCAAAAGAAAACTTGGTGCGCCAGTCTTAGAAATCAACGTGGATGATGACCAGTTTGATGACAGAATGGATGAAGCTCTGCAATACTTTCGTGAATTTCACTATGAGGGTTCAATCAAGTGTTATCTAAAACATCAGATTACACAAGAAGAGATTGATTCCTTTAAGACAAATGAAACACATAATGCAGCAACCAGTGGGACTCAAGCAATTGCAAACCAAACATATGGAGAAGGACAGAACTATATAACACTACCCGAACATGTGTTGAGTGTTATACAAATATTCCCTTTCTCAAGTGGAACAACCTCCAATATGTTTGATATCCAGTATCAATTGAGACTCAATGATTTGTGGGACTTAACGTCAACAAGTGTCTTATACTATTCACAAGTTCAATCACACCTATCTCTTTTGAATGATATACTAGTGGGGCAGATACCGTTAAGATATAACATGCATTCTAACAGACTTTACATTGACTATAATGCAAACAAATTAGTTGCAGGAGAGTATATTGTTATAGAGTGCTACAGAAAAATAGACCCCAATGACATGACTGATATCTTTGATGACATGTGGTTAAAGAAATATGCAACTGCACTTGTTAAGTATCAATGGGGAGAAAACCTTTCTAAGTTCTCAGGAATTGCACTGCCAGGCGGAGTGACACTTGATGGACAACAAATGAAAGACGAAGCAAAAGAAGAAATTTTAAGATTAGAAGAAGAGTCAAGACTGAACTATGAAATGCCAGTTCTTGATATGATGGGATAAACCATGCCAACAAACGTATTTTTTAACCATGCAGTAGGAACTGAACAACATCTTTACGAAGATTTGGTTGTTGAGTCTATGCGTTTCTATGGTCATGAAACATTTTACTTACCAAGAGAGGTCGTAGAAGAAGACACCATTCTCAATGAAGATGTGCAATCTACATTTGGTGATGCATATTCAGTAGAAATGTATTTAGAAAATACAGAAGGATTTGAAGGAGAGGGAGACCTATTCAGTAAGTTTGGTGTTCAAGTAAAAGACCAAGCAACCTTTGTAATTGCATTGAGAACATGGGAACGATTCATATCATTAGACTCTAATCTTGCAACATCTCTAAGACCTAATGAAGGAGACCTAATCTACTTCCCTCTTAGTGGTTCAATGTTTGAAATTAAATTCGTAGAACATGAGAATCCATTCTATCAAGTTGGAAAACTATTCGTGTTCAAAATGCAGTGTGAACTATTTGAATACAGTGGAGAAGATTTCGATACTGATATTGGTATTATTGATGTTATAGAAAATCAAAATGCCTATGCATTAGACTTAACTATGAATAGTGGGTCAGGTTCTTACACTATAAATGAACCAGTGACACTTAATGGTACTGTAGTTGGAGAAGTATCTGCATGGTCAGGTGCAACAGAGAAACTAAATCTTGTACACAACACTTCAACACTTGCAGTTGGTGACACTATTGTAGGTTCTACTTCAGGAACATCTCGTACCATTAATGCAATTACAGATGTAATGACAATGGAGAATGATGGTCAAGCACAAAACAAAGACTTCGAAGATAAAGCAGATGGGTACTTAGACTTCTCAGAGACAAACCCATTCGGTGAGGTCACATAATGTTTGGGACTCATTTTTATCATGAAACAATTAAAAGAAGTGTATCAATTTTTGGAACACTATTCAATAACATATCTGTAGTAAAAAGAAAGGCAGACGGAACAGTACTTGCTAAAAGTTTAGTTCCTATTGCATATGGCCCTAATGCAAAGTGGTTGTCACGATTAAATCAAGAACCCGATTTAAATGATGGAAATAGAAGTCAAGTAAGTCTTCCAAGAATGGCATTTGAGATGAACTCGTTTGAATATGATGCAACTAGACAACAAAACAAACTTATAAGAACACAAAAGAATTTACTAGAAACTAGTGATACTGGTAAAAGAGGATTTCAATATGCACCAGCACCCTATAATATAGGATTTACACTAGGTATTCTTGCAAATCAAGTTAATGATGCAATCCAAATCGTAGAACAAATTGTTCCATATTTTCAACCCGAGTATACTGTGACTATGAACATGATTGACTCAATGAGTGAAAAGAGAGATGTTCCTATAACACTTAACAGTGTATCAATGGAAGACACATATGAAGGCAGTTTTGAAGACAATAGAATAGTAGAATACACTTTAGACTTTACAATGAAAGTTTACTTCTTTGGCCCTGTGTATACGGGAGAAGTTATTAAGAGTGTTATTGAAAGAGACTATGTCAATATAGATGCAGGTGGATTTACAACTTCACAAATAGATGCATCAGGTCTTGTTAAAGAGGTTAAACACTATGAACCTGCATTTGGAGAGGTTGCAAATGCAGTGTCTAATAGTACTAATGTGACCTTCCCAACTACAATAAATAGTAAGATAAGTGTGGGAGATGAAGTGTTTGGAACAAATTTATCAACCAACCCAACGGTCTCTACTATTGGTTCAGATAACCTTAGTGTAACATTAAGTTCTGCAGTCACTATTGATGCTAACACTACACTTAAATTTGTTGGTTCTGTAGACCCAAGTGATACATTTGTTGTTGCAGAAACAGTTACATTTTATGATGACGGTACTAATTCTACATTTGCAGAAGATAAAGTCACCGATGCGAGTTAATATATGGCAAAAATTGAAGACCAATTAGATGATGTTCTAAACATTTCTAAAGAAATAAAACAAGAAACCCAAGTAGTTAAAGTCCCTCAAAGAGTTGAGAGCATGGAGAACGACTATAAGTATGGTCGTGAGACCCTCTATGGGCTCGTAGAAAGGGGTCAGGATGCAATTGATGGAATACTAGACTTATGTAAAGAAACAGAACACCCACGTGCTTACGAGGTTGCAGGTCAACTTATAAAGACTGTTGGGGATACTGCAGAGAAGTTATTAGACTTGCAGAAAAAAATGAAAGATTTAAACAATGAGAATGAAGGAGTGAAGACTCAACATAACCATCTTTATGTTGGTTCAACATCAGAATTACAGAAGTTCCTAAAGAAAGAGAATAAGAAAGATTAATGGTTAAACCCACAAATGAAGGATATCTTGGTAATAATTTAATCAAGAGAGCAGGTATTGAACAACAATACACTGAAGATGAGTTTAAAGAATACTTGAAGTGTTCTAAAGAACCCGTTCATTTTATAGAAAACTATTGTCAAATTATATCATTGGATGAAGGTCTTGTCAAATTTAAACTTCGTGGGTATCAAGGAAATCTGATAGAACACTATGATGAAAATCGTTTCAACGTAGTTCTTGCATCCCGTCAGAGTGGTAAATCAATCACTTCTTGTGCATATCTCTTATGGTATCTGTTGTTTCATCCCGAAGTCACTGTAGCAGTTCTTGCAAACAAAGGTGCAATTGCAAGGGAAATGATATCCCGTATTGTCACCATGTTAGAAAGTGTACCGTTTTTCTTACAGCCAGGTGTCAAAATTCTTAACAAAGGTAATATAGAATTTGCAAATGATTCTAAGGTAGTTGCAGCTGCAACATCTTCGAGTTCTATTCGTGGATTGTCTATAAACCTCTTGTATCTTGATGAGTTTGCGTTCGTAGAAAATGCAGAAGAATTTTATACTTCAACATATCCCGTTGTCACATCGGGTAAAAACTCAAAGGTTATTATCACATCTACTGCAAATGGTGTTGGTAATATGTTCTATAAGATATATGAGAGTGCAGTTCAGAAACAATCTGAATATAAACACTTCCTTATCAACTGGTTTGATGTGCCAGGCAGAGATGAAAAGTGGAAGAAAGAGACTATTGCAAACACATCCGAAACCCAATTTGAACAGGAATATGGAAATAGTTTCTTAGGAACGGGTAATACACTCATAAATTCAAACACTTTACTAGGAATGAGGTCAATTGACCCTGATTGGAACCGTGATAACATAAATATATACGATAGACCTGTAGAAGGACATGCATATGTATGTACGGTTGACGTTTCAAAAGGAAGAGGGATAGATTATTCGACCTTTAGTGTTTTTGATGTAAGTTTGCAACCATTTAAACAAGTTGCAACATTTAGAGACAATATGCTCTCACCTATGCTACTTCCCGACATGATAAATAAGTATGTAAAACCTTACAACGAAGCATTGGTGATAGTAGAGAACAATGCAGAAGGTGGTACAGTTGCAACTCAGTTGCATTATGATATAGAATATCCCAATGTTTTTGTGCAAGGTATGACAAAACAGGAAGATATTGGTGTGACAATGAATCGTAAGGTCAAACGAATTGGTTGTTCTACACTAAAAGAATTATTAGAAGAAAATAGATTAGAACTAATAGACCGTGCAACAATAACAGAATTACTAACATTTATTAATAAAGGTAATTCATATGAAGCAGCAAAAGGATATCATGACGATATGGTTATGAACTGTGTATTATTTGCATGGTTTGTGACAACAGAATTTTTCTATCATTTAACGGATTCACAAGTTAAAGACTTGTTGTATTCAGAACAACAAAAATTGATTGAAGAAGACCTATTACCAGCAGGAGTGTTTGGTTCAGCCCCTGCAGAAGAAGTCTCATTTGTAGACGAAGAAGGGAATAGGTGGTTTCAATCGTAAAAAATGATGTGTTGGTGGGTTTTTATTTGTTATAAATAAAACAGTAAACAACACTTTTTACATTAACAGGAGTAAAAGAGTATGACATTTCAAGTATCACCAGGCGTTCAAATCTCAGAAATAGATTTGACAAATGTTGTTCCAGCAGTATCCAGTACAACTGGTGCATTTGCAGGTTCATTTAATTGGGGCCCTGTTGATGAAGTTGTAACAGTTTCAGATGCAAAGGGTTTGGTAGACAATTTTTCTTCACCAGCAAATTCAGTTGCAGGAGCTGAAGACTTCTACACAGCAGAATCCTTCCTTAAATATGGTTCTTCTTTAAGAATCGTTAGGGTAAACACAAGTGGTCTTTTCAGTGCAAACGGTGCTGGACATGCCTCATCATTATTAAAAAACAACGATGACTATGTAAACACTTATAAGAGTGGTGGACAAGCAGGAACTGCAGGACAGTGGATAGCAAGAAACCCAGGCTCATTAGGTAATTCATTAAAAGTATCATCATGTGCTAGTGCAAACGCATATTTCAACGATAACGTAACTACAGTAGACGGAAATGAAGGAACAGGACAAACAGTTATCACTATGACTAGTGGTGCAGTGTTTATCGTTGGAGACATAATCAGATTTGCAGGACACAATACAGAATACAAAATTACTGCAATTTCTACAAATGATGTCACAATCGAAGCAGTAGGTCAACCTGCTGGAACTGGTTTAACAGTTGATGTTGCAACAGGAGTACAGGTATCAAGATACTGGGAACATTATGCATTATTCAGTAAAGCACCAGGCACATCTTCAGGTGCTACACTTGCAGGTGCAGGTGCAGACGAACTACACATTGTGGTTATAGATGAAGATGGTGTAATTTCAGGTGTATCAGGAACAGTTTTAGAATCATACGGTTTTGTATCACTTGCATCAGACGCTAAAGATGCACAAGGTGGTTCATTATACTATAAAGATGTAGTATCAAATGGTTCATCATGGGTATATTGGAGTGGACATAACACTGCAACAGACCTAACAGCATCAGAAAGTAGAACACTTGCTCAATCAGTAAGTGATGCATTTACTGGCCCATCAACACCTTTCTCATCATCATTAAGTGGTGGTGCAGATGGTAGATTATCTACTGCAGGTGAGAAACATGGTGCATGGTCAACTCACTTCGGTGATGCAGAAACTATAGACTTCTCATTATTATTAGTAGGTTCAACAAGAACTGATAATGGAAGTGGTGTTCAACAAGATATTCTTGCAGACTGGACAACATTAACAAACCAAGCAATCCTTCTTTGTGAAACAAGAAAGGACTGTATGGCAATATGTTCACCAAGATATGCAGATGTTGTTGGTGTTTCATCAGAAGCAACACAATCAAGTAATGTAATCACAACTGCAAATACAGCAACATCAAGTTCATATGCAGTTATCGATTCAACATGGGTATATCAATACGATAGATTCCATGACACATATAGATGGATTCCTGCAAACGGACATACTGCAGGTATTATGGCAAGGTCAGACCTATTGAGAGATGCATGGATATCTCCTGCTGGGTTCTCAAGAGGACAATACTTAGGTATTACTAAACTTGCATTCAATCCAAAACAAGGTTCAAGAGACGATTTATATCGTGCAAGAGTTAACCCTGTTGTCACATTCCCTGGCCAAGGTACATTGTTATATGGAGATAAAACTGCATTAACAACACCTAGTGCTTTTGATAGAATTAATGTAAGAAGGTTATTCATTGTATTAGAGAAAGCAATTGCAACTGCAGCTAAAGCTCAGTTATTTGAGTTCAATGATGCATTCACTCGTGCTCAGTTTAGAAGTGCAGTAGAACCATTCTTAAGAGATGTTAAAAACAGAAGAGGATTAGTAGATTATTCAGTTATTTGTGATGAAACAAACAATACAGACACTGTTATAGACAGAAACGAGTTTGTATGTTCAATCTTCGTGAAACCTGCAAAATCTATCAATTTCATAACTTTAAACTTTATTGCTGCTAGAAGTGGTGTTGAGTTTGAAGAAATATATAGTGCAGTTTAAGGAGAAATAAAACATGGCAACAATAGACCAATTTAAAGCACAATTAATCGGTGGTGGGCCAAGAGCCAACAGATTTAGAGTGTTTGTTCCTAGGACAGGAAATAAAATAGAGTTTTTGTGTAAAGCAACAAGTATACCTGCTGCTACAATCACTCCAGTAGAAGTCCCGTTCAGAGGTCAAGTACTTAAACTTGCAGGTGATAGAACTTTTGAAGATTGGAGTATCACTGTTATAAACGATAATGAGTTCTCTGCAAGAACTGCTTTAGAAGCATGGCAAGAAGAAATCCAAGGATTTGGAACTTCTGATGGTGCAACTTCAACTGATTACTTAATTTCTCGTGCATTCGTAGAACAGTTAGGTAAAGATGATTCAGTCCTTGCGAGATATGAGTTCTTTAATATGTTCCCAAATTCAATCGGTACAATCGATTTATCTTATGAAAACGGTGATGCTTTAGAAGAATTTGAAACAACATTCTCATATTCTCACTGGGAAAGAGTCGTTTAAGTAGAATTAAAGTGAAAATAACACTCATGAAGGTGTTATAAATAATAGTATGGAAATATTTGGATTTGAAATATCTCGTAAAAAAGACGAGTTAAGAGCAACGACTGTCAATCAAGGACAGTCATTTGTTGCACCTGCAGATGATGATGGAACACCCGTCATTGCTCAACAGGCAGGTTATGTCGGTGGTGGTGCTTATGGTTCCTATGTCGATATGGATGGTGGTATTAAGAATGAGGTTGAACTTATTCGTAGATACAGAGAAACATCCCTAGTACCTGAATGCGACGCTGCTATTGAAGACATTATAAATGAGTGTATCACATCGGATAGTGCAGATAGGATTGTGACACTTGACTTAAGAGATGTTAAACTCTCAGACAGCATCAAGAAAAAGATGCAAGACGAATTTAGTCATATCCTATCCTTAATGAAGTTCAATCAGAACTCTCATGAATTATTCAGAAAATGGTACGTAGATGGAAGAATATACTTCCATAAAGTCGTTGACACTAAAAGACCTAAACTTGGTCTTGTAGATTTACGAAATGTAGACCCTCTTAAGATTAAGAAAGTCAGAAATGTAGAAGAAGAGAAGGGCAAAGACGGAATTAAAAGAATCAAGTCTATTGAAGAATTTTATGTTTTCAATGATAAAGGATTCGATAAGAGTAGTGCTGTAGAAGGTTCTACACTTAAAATTGCACCTGAGGCAGTATGTTATACTACTTCGGGTCTTTTAGACTATAATAAAAATGCAGTTATCGGGTATCTGCATAAAGCATTGAAAACTTCAAATCAGTTATCAATGATGGAAGATGCACTTGTAATTTATAGATTATCAAGAGCTCCCGAAAGAAGAATTTTCTACATTGATGTAGGAAACCTTCCAAAAGCAAAGGCAGAACAGTACCTTGCAGAGACTATGAATAAGTATAGAAATAAACTTATTTACAATGCAGATACTGGTGAGATAAAAGACGATAGAAAACATATGAGTATGTTAGAAGACTTTTGGTTGCCGAGAAGAGAGGGTGGTAGAGGAACAGAGATTACTACACTGCCAGGCGGACAGAACCTTTCAGAAATAGATGATATAGAATACTTTAAGAAGAAACTATATCAATCACTGAATGTTCCTTCGTCAAGAATGGAGGCCGACAATGGGTTTAACATGGGTCGTTCTTCAGAGATTAGTAGAGACGAACTTAAGTTTAATAAGTTCACTAACAGACTTCAGAAGAAGTTTGCTAGAACATTTACAGACATTTTAAGAACTCAAGTTATTCTTAAAGAGATTGTAAGTCAAGAAGAATTTGATAAGTTTAAAGACTTTATCCAATACGACTTTACTGCAGATAATCACTTTACAGAACTAAAAGAACAAGAGATTTTTAAAGAAAGATTAGATGCATTACAAGGTGCATCAGAGTATGTCGGTCAATACTTCTCACATGAATATGTAAGAAAGTATATACTTAGACAAACTGAAGAGGACATTGAACTTCTTGACCAGCAAATGAAGACTGAAAAAGAAACAATGCCAGACCAAGACGATGACGGTTTTTCATCATATTAGGAGATATAAATAATGAGTAGTGAAATAGCAAAACAGATAGTAGATACCATAGAAACTGGTAATCTTTCGGATGCAAAAGAACTAATAGACCAAGGTATCAAACAGAAAGCTGCAGAGACCGTGGACATGAAAAGAGTAGAACTACAGGTTGATTGGATGAATCAGTCAACAGAAACACAAGGGATGTAATGAAAAGTTTTTCTTCAATGCAAATCGAACTAAACGAGGCAAAGCTTAAACTTCCTCGTGGGGAGAAAGAATTGAAGAGAGATGCAACCAAAGTTGGTTCATCAAAAGTAGAAATAATATACACTGATAACAAAGGTAAGGTTAATGTGTATATTGATGGTAATTTATTCAGTGAGAAACCTTACAAAGACTTAAAAAGTGCAGAGAAGGAGATGAAACAGATAAAATCTATTATGTCATCATCCGATATGCAAGAAGTAAAATTAGAGGACATTATAAATGAAATTAATAGCTGAATTTAACGAGACAATATCTCCAATCATTACCGAATCAAAAGATGGTAAAGGTAAAGACTACTTTATAGAAGGGGTTTTTATGCAAGCAGACATCAAAAATAGGAATGGTAGAATCTATCCTATGGAAGTAATGGAGAAAGAAGTTGAACGATATACAAAGGAGTTCGTAGAAAAACAAAGAGCTTTTGGAGAGTTAGGACATCCTGAAGGGCCAACAATCAACTTAGACAAAGTTTCACACTTAATAGAATCACTTACACTCGAAGGTAAAAATTACGTGGGTAAAGCAAAAATATTAAGTACTCCTAATGGAGAAATAGTTAAAGCACTTATCAATGATGGTGCAAAACTGGGTGTATCATCTAGAGGTCTAGGTTCACTAGAGCAAAAAGGTGGCGCACAAATGGTAAAAGGTGACTTCCAACTTGCAACAGCAGGTGATATCGTTGCAGACCCGTCTGCACCTGAAGCATTCGTTGAAGGGATAATGGAAGGAGTCGAATGGGTATATCAGAATGGTATACTTACTGCAGTTCAAGTTGAGCAGATGCAAAACGAGTTAAAAACTGCAAAACTAAATAAATTGGAAGAAACCAAGTTAAATCTATGGAAAAGGTTCGTTGAGAGTCTATAACATATAAATAAATTAAGTAGTTCATTAGAAACTAATAACAGGAGAAAAAAATGGCAGATTTAGAAAACAACCTAGAAAGTATCGAAGAGGTAAAACAACCTCATGACGGTGCTGAGAAAGGAGATTCAAAACCAGTCAAACAAGGTTCATCTGATGCCGCAGAAATTGGAAGTGGTAAAGTTGAAGTCGTCAAACCCGAAGAAAATCCTGTTGACAAAGCAGTAGCATCAGTAAAGAAAGCTGAAACAGCACCATCTAACGAAGGTGATGCTCAGAAGAAAAATGCTGGTAAAGCTGACAAAGCAGATTCAATTAAGGAAGATGAAAAGGAGTCTAAAAAAGACGAATTGAAAGCTTCTAAAATGGAATCTATCAAAGCTATCGTCAACAATATGAAGGAAATGACTAAGGAAGACATCCAATCAATATTGGGAACAATATCTGAAGAAGAAGTTGACGAAAGTTTGACAAAAGCAGAAGTTGCTAGAAAAGTAGTAGAGTCTTTGAAGTCTATGACTGAAGAAGAAGTTGCAGAAACTTATGGTAAACTTAACGCAAACAAGAAGAAAGAAGACGAAGAAGGTGAACAAGAAGAAGAAGAGAAATCTGTTTCTGAAGAAATTTCATCTGAATTAGAATCTTCTCTTGTTGAAATTGAAATAGATGACGACCTATCAGCAATTTCAGAAGCATTAGACCTTTCTGAAGAAAATGCAGAAAAGGCAAAAACAATCTTCAAAGCAGCAGTTTCAAGTAAGGTACAAGAAGTATCTGAAGAATTGAAATCGCAGTATGAAGCAGAATTAAAAACCACAGTTGAGACTGTCAAAGGTGACCTATCGGAAGCAGTTGATAAGTACTTAACGTATTGTGCAGAAGAGTGGACGAAAGAAAACGAACTTGCTATAGAACGTGGTTTAAGGTCAGAAATGACAGAAAACTTTATCGAAGGTTTGAAAACATTGTTCGTAGAACATTATGTTGACGTTCCTGAAGATAAGTATGATGTTATCGATGAACTTGCAAATCGTCTTGACGAGATGGAACAAAAACTTGACAGTGAAGTAAATAGAAATATGGACATCACTGAAGAGTTAGACACCCTCAAAAGAGATAACGTAGTTTCAGACGCATCGAAAGATTTGACTGAAACACAAAAAGAGAAACTATCTTCACTTGCTGAAGGAGTAGACTTTAAAGATGCAGAAGACTTCGCTGAGAAGATTTCTGAAATCAAAGAAGCTTACTTTCCTGCAGAAGGTGAAAGTGTAGTTGAAGAAACTTTAGTTGTTGAAGGTTCTGAAGAATTTAAAGTAGAGGAATCTACAGAAGTTCAGACTGACCCTACAATGGCAAAGTATACACAAGCAATCAGTAAGTTAAAACCATTAGGTTAAGACTTACTTAATAAAGGAAAAAAAATGTTTTTATCAGAAAACTTACAAGAAAAGTGGAAGCCGATTCTAGAGCACTCCGATTTACCAAAAATCGAAGACAACTACAAACGTGCAGTCACAGCTGTTATCCTTGAAAACCAAGAGAATGCTCTAAACGAAGACAGAGCTCAATTGGCGGAAGCAGCACCTTTAAATGCTACTGGTAGTTCAATTTCAAACTGGGATCCGATTTTAATATCCCTAGTAAGAAGAGCTATGCCAAATCTCGTTGCATACGACATTTGTGGCGTTCAACCTATGACTGGCCCGACAGGACTTATCTTTGCTATGAAAGCAAGGTATAACGACTATCCATCAGAATCTGTTGTAAATAAAACTGAAGCAATGGGAATCAACGAAGTTGAATCACGTTATTCTTCAGAAAACCAAACAGTGACTGACGGTTTACAAGCTGCGGCTAACTCAGACCCTTTTAACTCTGACTATGCAACTCATACTGGTTCAGGTATGACAACTGCATCTGCAGAAGCATTAGGTGATGTTGAAGCATCAAACGGTTTTGCTCAGATGGCATTCTCAATAGAGAAAGCAACTGTGACTGCAAAATCAAGAGCATTAAAAGCAGAATACACATTAGAACTTGCACAAGACCTCAAAGCAATCCACGGTCTTGACGCTGAGTCAGAACTTGCGAATATTCTTTCATCAGAAATTCTTGCAGAGATTAACAGAGAAGTTGTTAGAACAGTAAATGTACAAGCAAAAACAGGTGCATCAGCAACTGCTTCTGCTGGAACATTCAACTTAGACGTTGATGCAAACGGAAGATGGTCTGTTGAGAAATTCAAAGGTTTATTATTCCAAATCGAAAGAGAATCAAACACAATTGCTAAAGAAACAAGAAGAGGTAAAGGAAACTTTATTCTATGTTCTTCAGACGTAGCAAGTGCATTGTCAATGGCGGGTGTATTAGATTACGCTCCTGCTCTTTCAACTAACCTAAACGTTGATGACACTGGTAATACTTTTGCTGGTTTATTAAACGGAAGAGTTAAAGTATATGTTGACCCTTATGCAGGTGTTGACTACTTAACAGTAGGTTATAGAGGTACTAACCCTTATGATGCTGGTCTTTTCTATTGCCCATACGTTCCATTACAAATGGTTCGTGCAGTAGGTGAGAACACATTCCAACCAAAAATCGGTTTCAAAACTAGATATGGTATGGTTTCAAATCCATTCGTAGGTGCTACACCTGCTGACGGACTTGCATCCGCTGGAACTAACCAGTACTACAGAAAGATGGCAGTGTCTAACATTCTGTAAGGAACTTAGGTTCTCATTCCTTAATTGGAATACTAAAACCCCTCTCACGAGGGGTTTTTTTTAGCATGACTGAATCGTTCAATGTCTTGGGTATGACCCCAATTCTTTACACCGTGTCCTTCTAGTGGGGCCTTACCCCAATTTTATTAAGGTCAATAGGTAGTGACCATACGGAAGTTCGTTTACCACACCATTCCAATTTGTCAGAAATTTCAAGTGCTTCTCTGTTCGGATTCTATCCACACCTCACGATTATATGCCACGTCTTAATTGACTTTAACAGTGTGGAACACCTTGTCTATACGGAACAACCTCTCACAACCATCTAACTTCCGTCTCGACTTCCTACCTTACAAGTATACCAAAATATGATATCCATTGTCAAGGCACATATTTATACGCGATAAATAAGTATATGAAGATGATTAAGTATGGTGAGGGGTTGGAAGGTTTCTTTAAATGGAAGAATCCAATCACAGATGACGAACACACAATGTACCTTCCAACGGAAGCAAGAGTTAAAAAGGTTATCGATTGTAAAGGTGAAGACTGGTTTGATGGTAAGACTATCCTAGAACTAGGAACTGCACATGGATTGATTGGTAGACACTTTGAGAAGTTGGGTGCAACTGTAAGTTATGCAGATGCTAGACAAGAACTACTGGATTCCATAGAAACAGACTCAGAAAAGTTATGTATCAATCATAATGACGAATGGTCTTTCAATAGAAAGTGGGATTTGATTATACACTTTGGTACTCTATATCATGTTAAAAACATCTATGATGATTTGAGAAGAGCATTTAATCATACGGATGAAATGTTCTTAGAGACTGCAGTCAATTCATTACCAATGCCAGCACCATGGTTTAGACAAGAAGAGTGGTCGGGTGTACATGGAGCTCCAGGCGAAAAGAAGAAGAAAAATTCTAGAGTCTTTAATGGGTTCGACCAGTGGGAAGCTTCATTTAATGATACACATGTAGAAGAATACTTAGACGAGATAGGTAAGACCTACACAAGATATGATGATGAAGATTTGGATAATGAATTTGGTATAATCATACCTAACGAAGTCTACAGAAGAGACGTGTATAGTTGGACACTAGAAGATGTACACCCTAAGAATCCTATGAAACCAGTTAAGTTTGCATCAATACCACCAAATTATGTTCACTTCCGTAGGTTCTGGCATATCAAAACACCTAAATAAGTATATACGGAGAACAATATGTCAAATTATGAAAAGAGTGTACAAGTTTTAGAGGGCCCATGGGAAGCAAAAATATTTCCACAAGGTCGAGAGAACACAAATGTAATCTCTAGAAAAACTGTAACCACTTATATCCAAGAAGGATATCTATGTGAGGAAACTACAACAAGAGAGTATAGGGGTGACGATTATCACGACATCACTACTAACAAACGGATAACAAGAGTCCATGGCTGACATCAACAAATCCCTTCTCAATAAGAACAACTTTAGACTTCTTATTGATAGGATACCAACTGCAGAATACTTTGTCAAGAAGTGTAATATTCCAGGCGTGTCATTCTCAGAATTAGCACATGGTGCTGGGGTTGGGTTGGATGCATATTTTCCAGGCGACAAAGTTACATTTGAAAATCTATCTGTAGACTTCTTGGTGGATGAAGACCTAGAGAACTTCAAAGAAGTGTACGAATGGATGAATGCAATTGTACCAATTAAAGACCCTAAAGATTATGAGACCTATGTTGGTACCAGTAGAAATCTAATAGGAACGTCTTCGGATAAGGGAGATGCAGGCTCAGAAGTATCTGATATCACTCTTATTACAACAACAAACAAAAACATACCCAATAGATACTTTAGATTTCATGACTGCTTTCCAATCGGTCTAAGTGGATTAGAGTTTGAATCGGGTGCAGATGGTGAATCTGTGGTTGCAACTATTGAGTTTAAATTTACTTACTACGACATAGAAACCACTAGTTAGATTCACGTTTTCGTGATATAATATTATTATGACTTTAGAAGAATTGAAAGCCCAGTGGGCAGGTGACTGTGAAATAGATGACATTGAATTGGATACTGCATCCTTAGAAGTACCTAAGCTTCATGCAAAATACCAAGACTTACTTACCAATAAGATTCTAGTCCTTAAGAAATACCAAGAACAATACAACACCTTACTTAAAGATAAGTGGTTATGGTTTAATGGTAAAATGGATGACGATAGAATCAGAGAGTTAGGGTGGAACCCCGACCCTTTTGATGGTCTTAAGATTATGAAGAATGATATGAACATCTTCTTCAATGCAGATAAAGATTTACAAGAACTCAATGCAAAGATTGAGTATCTCAAAGTTACGGTAGACTTTCTCAAAGAGTGTATGCAAAATATCACTTGGAGACACCAAACGATTAGAAACACAATCGATTGGAGAAAGTTCATGGCAGGACAATAATGAATTTACAAAATTACATGTGGACATATCCGTCTCTATTAACTTCAGAGGAAGTTGAATTTATCAATGGTAAAGCTTTAGACTTCCCTCTAGAGGAAGGTGCAGTTGGTCAAGGTGGAAGGTTAGACCTAGACCCCGATGCAGAACAAGCTCATATGGAAAGAGGAAACGGTAGTGGTGGTAAAGTTGTTGATAACATAAGAGCATCAGATGTTCGTTGGTTGCATGGAGACCACCTAGTAATCTTGGGAGATGTATTCACCAAGATTACCGAAGCAGTTACCATGGGGATGAAACAGAGTGGATGGAATGTTGACATAGAACAAGTAGAACCATTTCAGCATACAACTTACCATGCACAACAAGGTGAACGAGGTGGATTCTATACATGGCATACAGATGCTGGAGATAAACCATACGAAAATAGTGGTATGATTAGAAAGTTAAGTATGTCTATTCAGCTGACAGACCCCGATGAATATGAAGGTGGTAACTTCCAGTGGATAGAAGATGTCCGTGCAAAGGACACACTTACACGTGAAGATTATACACGAGACATGAGAGATTTCTATAGACAAATTCCCAACTCATCAAAACAAAAGGGGTCATTGATATTGTTCCCTTCCTTTGTACATCATCAAGTGACTCCTGTCACTAAGGGAACTCGAACCAGTTTAGTCGGTTGGTTTATAGGATATCCATACAAATAAAATGAAAGTCATAGTATCAAAGGTGGACGAATGTTTCATGAGGGTAGACTGTGATGACGGTTTAGCCAAAGACCTTCATGACTATTTCTCTTTCACTGTACCAAACGCAAAGTTCATGCCAAGTTATAAAAACAAATGGTGGGACGGTAAAGTATATCTTTTCTCAATCAAAACACATAAGATTTATATTGGGTTACTTCCATACGTAGATGAGTTCTGCAGAGAACGAGGTTACGAGTTTGAAGGTATTCAAGATGTTATTGGTAAGAAGCAAAGAAACAACGGGCCGATATCAATAGAAGATTGGATTAGTATATTAGACCTTCCATTTGAACCAAGAGATTACCAGTTAGAAGCTTTTAAAACTGCAGTTCAATATGGTAGGCAACTATTATTATCACCCACTGCAAGTGGTAAGTCTCTAATCATTTATTTACTTGCAAGATACTATGACTCTAAGACAGTCATCATTGTACCCACCACATCATTAGTGGAACAGATGACTAAGGATTTTAAAGACTACGGATACAAAGACCCTATCTGTAAAATTTATCATGGTCAAGAAGTTTTCGATGCACCAATCACAGTTACCACATGGCAGTCATTTAGTAAAGCACCAAAGGAAGTAATGCAATCATTCGATGTTGTAATAGGAGACGAAGCTCATCTGTTTAAAGCAAATGTACTGAAAGGTATACTTGAAAAGATGAAGACTACTGCTGTACGTATTGGATGTACTGGTACACTGGACGGAACAGAAGTACACAGACTACAACTAGAAGGTTTATTCGGCCCTGTCAAAAAGGTCATAAGCACAAAGGAGTTGATGGATTCGGGAACGATTGCAAATTTAAAAATAGAATGTGTCATACTTCGTCATACTAAACAGAAAAAAATGTCATACCAAGATGAGATGGATTATCTAGTATCACATCAAGAAAGAAATCATTTCATAACTAATCTTGTGGGGTCACTGAAAGGTAATACCCTAGTACTATTTCAATACATTGAGAAACATGGACAACCACTATGGGAAATGTTCAACCCCATGGTCACACGAAGAAAGGGAACGCTCCACTATGTCAATGGTGGGACAGATGTAGAAGACCGAGAAGCAGTTAGAGAAATAGTAGAGAGAAGTAACAATAACGTCATACTAGCATCATACGGAACTTTCTCTACAGGTGTTAACATCAAACGAATAGACAATATTGTCTTCGCATCCCCAAGTAAAAGTCGAATCAGAAACCTTCAATCTATAGGTAGAGGACTTCGTAAGGCTGACGGTAAAACAGAGATGAAATTGTTTGACATATCAGATGATATGCAATGCGAAAATCATACCCTAAATCACCTCAAAGAACGTATAAATATATACAACGAAGAAAACTTTACATACGAGATAAGGCAGTTCGATTTAAAATGACAAGACCCTCAGATTTAACACCACAAAAATACGAAGTTGTAAAACTAAAAACTGGTAGTGAAGTGGTGGGTATGGTAAGAGACACAACTAAAGGTATTGAGATAACACTACCTATGATGTGTCAGTTAACCGTGCAAAATAAACTTGAAACTCTTGCAACCTTCTATCCGTATGCACCTCTTAGTGATGACCCAATCATCGTTATTCCAAATGACCAAATACTATACCGTAGTAATATGAACCAGCAGTTCGTTCCATTCTATGATGAAGCTTCATCAAGGTGGTTGGAGATGGTAGAAACACAAACCATTCCTCTAACCAATAAAAAGAACACACCCGATGATGTACGTAGAGACTATCTAACGAAAGTAATGGAGTCCCTTGTCCCCGAAGACATAGACTTAATCGATGAAGACTTCGACCTTGAAGACTTCGACCCCAATAAAACTATCCATTAGGATTTTTATTTGTCTAAATAAGTGCGTATAATTGGTGTCTATATACTATTATACAAAATTTTTATAACTTAATTAAAAGGAAAACCATGACCACAGCAACTTTGTTTGCGAAGAGCATGGTACGAAAAGCTAGAGAAGTCAAAGAGAACAAACGTGTTTGTGCAATCTGTGACACTATCGAATTTCTAGTGCTGTTAACTCTTCCATTTGCTCTACCATTCTTAGTAATTTCATTCAGTTCACCGTACTGAAATGAGTTCTAAGAAACTAAACAAGCTACGGGAACAGACAGAGATAGTATGTCTCTGTCTTGTTTTCATCGCATCCATTATAGGTTTAATTCCTAATGTCTGATATTTGGTTATTGATTAGTGGGTTGACCTTTCAACTTATAGTACTAATAGCCCTTCACCTTTATAACCCAAAATGATACATGTACCTTGGTTTCAAAAACCCGAAAACGAAAGAACTGCTTTGCAGATTGTTAACCTATCACCCAGTGAAAGTTCTATAGAAAAGTTAGTTGAGATGCATCCCATGAGACAAGTCTTTTGGGCATCGATAATTCAAATCTCTGTATTTGGATTCATGTTACTTTCATTCTATATCATTGACAAGTTTGTGTCATGATAAAGTATTCCTTTGCTGTGATTCTTCTTATGCAATGGACGTTCCTCGAACGAGAGCCTGGAGCGTTACGTGCAGTCCGAGAATTGGAACAATTCAAACGACACGTTCAGACGTTATAAATACAATTGTACATAAGAAGATAGAGTTAGTTATTACTAGCTAAGTATATCCCCCTTGGGACATATTCATTTTATCACAGTTTTTCTATTTGTACAGTGGCTTTTAAAATTTATTTTTATTAAGAAAGCCCCTTACAATACCACATAAAAAGGGTATAATGTATACATGACTAAGAAAAAAGACCCCAAAAAAGCAGAACACTACGTTAACAACAAAGAGTTTACAGCTGCAGTTGCAGAGTTTAATACTTTAGTTGCAAAGGCAGAATCTGCTGGGAAAGAACCCCCTCGAATGACTGAATACATTGGTGAGTGCATCTATAAGATTGCAACCCGATTATCCACTCGACCCAATTTCATCAACTATACTTACCGTGACGAAATGATTTGTGATGCAATCGAAAATTGCATACAATACATTGGTAACTTCAACGTTGAAAAGTCCAACAATGCATTTGCATATGTTACTCAGATTTGTTATTACGCTTTCTTAAGAAGGATACAGAAGGAAAAGAAACAAGTCTACATCAAACAAAAACAAATCATGGAATCATCTATTACTATGGATTCATTTGCAACCATCGATGGTCAACACGACCCAAGTTTATCGAACACGAATGTGGAATGGATGCAAGAGAATATGAATCGTGTAGAGTATGAACCACGTAAATCAAAAAACAAAAAGAAGAAAGCTAACAAGAACTTAGAAAACTTTACTGAATGAAGATAGCGATATTAAATGATACCCATTGTGGTGTCCGTTCAGATATGGTTGAAATGTCCAAGTATCAAGGACGTTTCTATGAAGAGATATTCTTTCCATATCTAGATGAGCATAACATCAAACAGATTATCCATATGGGTGATTACTTTGATAGACGTAAGTATGTCAACTTTGCATCGATGAAAGCAAACATCGAACACTTTGTTGAGCCTATGAATGAAAGGGGAATCAAGATGGACTTGATTCTAGGTAACCATGATACATATTATAAAAACACGAATGATGTTAACTCACCCGAGTTATTATTATACAATCAACCTAACATTACCGTTCATGCCGACCCTATTGTAAAGGAGTATGATGATTTTCCTATTGCATTAGTTCCATGGATTAATCCCGAGAACTATGCTGACATGGTAGAGTTTATGCAGACAGCTCCAGCAACACACTGTATGGGTCACTTTGAAATAGAAGGTGCATTACTATTACCTAATATGACATGTCAACATGGACTAGACATATCTTATCTTAAGAGATTCGAACAAGTCTACAGTGGTCATTTCCATCATAAATCAGAAGTAAAGAATGTAAGATACCTAGGTTCCCAAATGGAATTCACTTGGTCTGATTACAATGATAAAAAGTATTTTCATATTTTTGATACAGAGACAAAAGAGATTACCCCAGTTCACAATCCTCTCACTATGTTTGAGAAAGGATATTATGACGATGGTAAGATAAAAGATTTTGATGAGTTACAAAACATGGACTACTCAAAATTCGACGGCAAGTTTGTAAAAATTATTGTTGTTAACAAAGACAATCCGTATTGGTTTGATTCATTCCTTGATAAAGTACATGCATCTAATCCTTTACACGTTGCAGTTGTTGATGATAATAAACACATGGACTTCTTTGATGATGATGAAATCGAAGGAGTAGATGATACCCTAACCATATTATCCAAGTATGTTGATGGGTTGGAGATACAAGGTAAGAAAGAGAAGCTCGATGAGATAATGAAGAGCTTATATAATGAAGCATTGGATGAACATACTTACTTATGATAAATTTCAAAAAGGTGAGATGGAAGAATTTACTTTCATCGGGAAATAAATTTACTGAAATACAATTAGACGGACATCAAACCACCCTTATTCTTGGTGACAATGGTGCTGGTAAATCCACACTATTAGATGCATTGTGTTTCGGATTATACGGACGTGGATTTCGGAATCTAAAAAAAGAACTTCTTATTAATAGTATTAATGAGAAAGCTTTGGTAGTAGAAATAGAGTTCTCTATTGGTAAGAAAAGTTATAAAATTATCCGTGGCGCAAAACCAAACATCTTTGAATTGTATGTTGACGATATCCTAGTCAATCAAGATGCAACAGTGAGAGACTACCAAGACCATCTAGAGAAACATATACTTAAGATGTCTTATCGTTCATTTACACAGGTTGCAATATTGGGTTCTGCAAACTTCACACCTTTCATGCAACTCAGAGCAAAGGATAGAAGGAAGTTGGTAGAAGACTTACTGGATATCAACATTTTCACAACCATGATGCAACTTTTAAGAAAGAAGAAAGCTGCACATCAAATCGATTTGAAAGATACTCAACATCAAGTAGAGATTCTAGAAGAAAGACTCAATGGTCTGAACGAACAAGTCAAAGTCATGACAGAAAATCGAATGGCAAAGATTACACAGTTCGAAAAGAATGTAATAGACACCAACATTAATATAGGTGAGCTAATGGATGTTATAGATACTAACAGTCAAGAGATTGATAAGATTCAATTAACAATTTCAGACAAGGATTCTATTTCTAAAAAGTTGAAAGACTTACAAGAAATGGAGAAACAACTTGAAACTGCAAGAAAGAAAGCACTTAAGGAAGTCGAATTCTATGAAGAGAATGATGAATGTCCAACATGTAAGCAAGGTTTAGATGAGGAACATAAGAAGGAACACCTCGAATCAAAGACTAAGAAGGCAACGGAGATTGCACATGCACTCCAACAAATTGAAGATGGAGTTACCGATGCATCAAAACGAATATCAGAAATCG